GTTATTGAACATAAGACGCCAATATGGTATAACGTAACTTGTGAAAAACGATCATTTGTCCAATGACTGAACTAAGTTCACAGCTAGGCCGGTCACAACCCAAAACTTGGGATGATGAAGACTATGCTGAGTTAAGGGTCGCAGCATGGAAAAATCAAGGCGTCGCTATGATACCGATTGACGATATCCATGACTCTTTCACAAAACAAACCATTATCAATGTTGCAGAAGGTCTTTATGGCAAGCGCTCCAATTGACGAGAAAATCGCCGTAGTGTCAGAAGAGCTGAAAAGAGCAGGAGCCACGCTAAACGCTATGCCAGCCCATGGATGCTATCCACAGGATGCGAAAGCGTACTGGCCTCAAATCGTCCCTGAAGCCTCAGATTATGCCGATATGAAGGCGATACCTAAACCACCTAGGCCCGCACCAGACGACATCACGCATTTTGACACCTGGGTTGAGCGTATAAAAGCGATACCCGAAGAGCCTGTTCGGTGGGTTGTGGCCCAAAGACTGCTTATAGACGCAGGTACTGGGAAAGCAAAAAGATCCTTTCAAGATCTCGCAAGAGCGCGCAGTACTAACAAAATGGCTATGCATCGACGGTACAAAGATGGCCTCAAGTATCTGGCTTACAAATATATTAACTGAAAAATAGTTAAAAAAGCGCGTGACAACTGTTACGGATTCGGGTAGGATCTTGGCTAAGATCAGCAAAGCTGTCTCCTTCTTCAGTTTAAATATAGACAATAGTACTTCGACTGCCTCTCAGAGAAGCGCCTCCGTTGAAGTCTTTTGTAGGGTGACGTAACCTATTGCGAGGCGAACAAGGCAGAGCGCTTTGCATGTGATAGCCCAGATTCGGCGTTTCGAATTATTGGTTTGATCCCTGGTTTGAGCGTCTCTCTGCAATTTAGACCTTTGCGAAGCCCTGATTGTTTCGAAGCCCTACGTATCACGCGGGGTTTAAAGTAGGAACTTTCGGGGCTTTTGCTTTTAGATAGGTGCTGCCAAGCACTTATATTCCGAGTGTAAGCTAGCTACGGCGCTCGGGTCAAAACCCTGCAAAGGTATATAACCTTTGGCGCGTATTCCGCTGACGCGCAGGTAAAAGCGGATCTAACTTTTTGGACTGGGCGTCTCCCGGTCGCTTGAAACCCTCGTAGTTAAATCAGCGGGGGTTTTTATGCTTGAACTCAATAGAAACACAAATGACAGAATTCACTCAAGAGATCTTTGATGACATATGCTCTGAAATCTCTAAGGGACGCTCTCTTCGCTCTATTGTAGAGGGAGACAAGAGCTATCCCTCGCGTGCCGCTTTCTATAAATGGTTAGACGCTGATCAAACTTTGGTTGACCAATACGTGCGCGCAAAACAAGAATGTGCGGACCATTATGCTGAAGAGATTGTAGAGATCGCAGACAAATCGACGGATTGGCAAAAAGATCGGTTGAGGATTGATGCCAGAAAGTGGGTTGCGTCAAAACTCAAACCTAAAGCTTATGGCGAGAAACTAGATCTAAGCAGCTCAGATGGCACGATGACGCCGACCAAGATTGAGTTGGTAGTCGTTGACCCTACTCCAAATACCGACGCCTAGATGGTCGCTGCCTCTTGAGAAGAGGGCGCGTTTCAAAGGGGCTAAAGGTGGACGAGGGAGCGGGAAGTCACACAGGTTCGCAGAAAAAGCCGTTATCAACCATATCCGCGATCCACACCATAAAACGGTTTGCTTGCGCGAAGTTCAGAAGGATTTGCAGCATTCAGCCAAGGCGTTGATTGAGACTAAGGTCAGATCAATGAATGTTCAGCATCTTTTTCGCAGTGTAGACGGCGAAATAAGGTCAACAAGTGGCCGTGGTCTATTCCTGTTTCAGGGAATGCAAGACCACACAGCAGATTCAGTCAAGTCTCTAGAGGGATTCAATACAGCTTGGTTCGAAGAAGCCCAAAACGCTTCGAAACGCTCGCTCAAGCTGCTTGTCCCGACAATCAGGGAAGAAGACTCAGAACTGTGGTTTTCTTGGAACCCAAACGAGCCAACGGACCCGATAGAGGCGCTGTTTAGGAAGAACAAAGGCAGGGCGGTTTTAGTTCATGTGAACTATGTGGATAACCCGTTTTGCCCACAAGTCATTAAAGACGACGCAGAAGCCGACAAGCGGGCAGACATTGAAGAATACAACCACATTTGGCTAGGCGAATACGCTAAGCATTCACAAAGTCGGGTGTTTAAAGAATACACTGTCAAAGAATTGGCAGTGCCAGCCAACATCATCTGGTTTTATGGCATTGACTGGGGCTTCTCTCAAGATCCTACAGCAGGATTAAGGTTTTGCATTCTACCCGGCAAAAGCAACAGAAAAACACTCTATATCGATCACGAGGTTTACGAAGTTGGTGTTGAAATGGAACGCCTGCCGAGCCTGATAAGTCAGATACCAGGATCAACAAAGTATCCAGTGATTGCTGATAATGCTCGGCCAGAGTCCATCGACTATTGCAGGCGTCACGGGATTAAAAGAATTCAAGCGTGTCGTAAAGGTAAGGGCTCAATTGAGCATGGCATTAACTTCTTGAAGTCGTTCGATATCGTTGTGCATCCCAGATGCGTCAACACTCAAAACGAGCTTAAAAAGTACTCTTACAAAGTAGACCCCAAGACAGAAGAGGTCTTGTCGGTCGTTTTGGACCAAAACAATCATTTGATGGATGGCCTAAGATACGGAGCGGAAGGGCTGCACCGTAAGGGCACCGTCTTGGATAATATCGATCAGTTAACGAGTTACAGCCGTGGCGCAGATTACCTGCTTAATGACGACGATGAGGAAGAGGAATCATGGAAAGTAGCATAGGCATTGAAAGCCTTCGCGACATGTTCCGCGAGTCTGAGGAAGCGGGAGTTGACGCCAGACTAACGTCACACAAGTGTAGAGATTACTACGACGGCAAGCAGTGGACGCCGGAAGAGGCGGCGGCACTTCAGAAACGCAAACAAGCGCCTATTGTTATTAACCGGGTTAGGCGTAAAGTGGATTGGCTGCGTGGTCTCGAGATGCAGTCAAGGACAGATCCAAAGGCCTTTCCGCGGACGCCAAAGCACGAACAAGAAGCCAGTTCAGCAACCGATGCACTGCGCTTTGTTGCTGAGAATACAGACTGGGACAAGAAGCGGTCTAAGATATGGGAGAACATTCTTGTTGAGGGTCTTGGTGGCGTTGAGATCGTCCATGAAAACAACAATCGTGGTGAGCCGGAAATTGTTCTCAATTACTACTCCTTTGACCGTCTGTTTTACGATCCTCATTCAAAGGAAGAGGACTTTTCTGACGCTAGATACAAGGGCGCGGTTATTTGGTCGGACACAGATAGCTTGAAGGCTCAATATCCCGGTAAAGAAGACATCATCGACGGGTCAATCCGACGTGAAGACAGCATTGACGACACTTTTGACGATAAGCCGTCAAGGTTTGTGTGGTCAGACCCTCGTCGCAAGCGTGTTGTTTGCGTTCTTGTTTATTACAATCGTGGTGGCGAGTGGAATTGGGCGAAATTTGTGTTCGGTGGCATTCTTGAGCAAGGAGCTAGCCCTTACCGCGACGAAGACGGCCAAAGCCTCTGCCCTCTGATCATGCAGTCGGCTTACGTTGACCGTGACAACCAACGCTACGGCATCGTTAAAGACATGCTTGACCCACAAGACGAGATCAACAAGCGCCGGTCTAAATTGCTTCACAGCCTAAACACTCGTCAGACAGCAGCGCAAAAGGGCGCGATTAAAGCCGCGACGGTCAAGGCTGAAATGGCCAAGCCTGACGGTCATATTGAATATGATGTGGTCGACCCGAACAGCACAAGGGCACCTTTTGAGGTCTTGTCGAATCAAGATCAAACAGCAGGACAATTCCAGCTTTTGCAAGAGGCCAAAAGCGAGATTGACCTAATGGGGGCGAATTCGGGTCTCGCAGGGAAGGGAGAAAGCGAAAGCCAATCAGGCCGCGCAATTCTTGCTCGACAACAAGGCGGTATGATTGAGATCGCGCCTTTGACGGATGGCTTGAGCCAGTTCACAAGAGCTGTGTATCGTCAGATTTGGGCTTTAGTTCGCCAGCTTTGGACCGAGGAGCGATGGCTCCGCGTAACTGACGACGAACGAAATATGAAATTCGTTGGCATTAATCGACCTGTCACGCTCAAGGAAGAGCTTGAAGGTATGCAACCAGAAGAGGTTCAGGCGATAGCTCGGCGGATAAATCTTGTGCCGAATGACCCTCGATTGCAAATGGTCGTCAGAACAAAGAATAGCGTCGCAAAAATGGACGTTGATATCATGCTTGAAGAGGTGCCGGATCAAGTTACGTTGCAGGGTGAGACCTTCGAACAGTTAGTGAACCTAGCAACCTCAATGCCAGGGTCGGTTCCGCCAGCTATCTTGATCGAAGCGGCTCCAAACCTGAAAAAAGACATTAAAGACAAGCTAATTGAAATGCTCGAAGGGCAATCACAAAGCCAAGCTCAAGCAGCGGAAGCACAGGCACAAAGCGAGCAACAAAAAGCAGAAGCGGATATGGCTTTAAGCCTTGCTAGGGCAAGTAAAGAGCAAGCCGCTGCGCAAAAACAGCACATGGAAAACTCTGCTCTTGAGGGAGAGGCTTTGGCCCTTCTTGAGACAGCCTGACGACGGGGTAACGGTCGAAACGTGACGACGACGATACGGTCGATTTAGCAAATCCAAGCGTAAATAGGAAAACACCAATGTCTGATTTAGAGGCAATACTTTCTGACGACCCTATTCCAGAAATGGAAGGCGTTGAAGAAACAATCGAGGAAGAAGTTGAAGAAGCAGTCGAAGAAGTCGAGGTAGCCGAAGAAGCGGCTAATGAGGCAGAGCCAGAAACGGGCGAACAAGAAACACCGCCGCCGGGTGATGGCCAAAATATGATCCCCGCAGCTGTAGCGACTGCTTTAAGGAAAGAAAAGCGACAGCTAAAGGAGGAAATGGAAGCGTTAAAAGCGCGATCCCAACAGCCTCCGCAGGAACAGCAAGAAGATCCTGTTGAATTTTATGCTGATCCAGAAAAAGCACTAACCCAACACGCCAAGATGATTGCAACCCAGCATTTCAATCAGAAGCTGGACATGTCAGAAATGGTCATGCGCAGTCAAGTTGGCGACGAAGTTGTGGACAGTGCTACCGACGCTTTTCTTACAGCCAAATCAAAAGACCCTTCACTCGATATCCAGTTGCGAAACGCACCAAACCCGTATGGATTTGTTGTTAACTGGCACAAGCAGCAGACAGCGCTTGCTGAGATAGGCACTGATCCAGAAGCTTATAAAAGCACCCTTCGTGAAGAGCTTAAAAAAGAGCTTCAAGAGGAGCTAGCTGCTCAAGCCGCCTCGGAAATTCAGGCTCCTACGCCGACGGCACCGCCGTCACTTTCAAAAACACCCAATTTAGGAAAAAGAGAACAACCGCAATGGAGCGGCCCCACGTCGCTTGACGAGCTGTTCTCCTAAAGAGAGAAGAATATGACCAATACGACAATTTCCGCAGCTAACCGCGTCCAACAATGGGACGATAAACACCACGCCGAATACGTTCGTGCCAATCGCTTCAAGCGCTATATGGGCACAAGCCAAAATTCGATTATCCAAGTTAAGGAGGATCTAACTAAAAAACGTGGCGATGCGATCACTATTCCACTTGTTGGAGCTCTAGATGCTAGTGCTGGAGCCAACGATGGTTCAACCAGCCTTGTCGGTAATGAAAAGGCGCTGCCCAATGATGGCCATAAGATCACAGTCAGCGTAGTTCGCGATGCAACGGCGGTTACTGTGGAAGAAGAACAAGCGAGCCCGATCAATATTCGCAATGCTGGCAAAGTTGCTCTTAAAGATCTGCAAATGCAGTATCTCCGCAATGACCTGATCGCGGCTATGGGATCTGTTGGTGGAGTTAATTACGACACGGCGACAGAAGCGCAAAAAGACGCCTGGTTAGATGCTAATGTTGACCGGGTTCTATTCGGTAACGCTAAAGGGAACGTCGATCAGACAGCGCCAGCCGGCGGGGCGACTAATGACCATTCGGGCTCATTGGCTGCTGTAGACAGCAGCATGAAGCTCAACGAATCAACGGTTTCCTTGCTGAAGCGCATTGCGCAGACCGCGACCAATGTTAACGGAAACGGTATTCGTCCATTCACATACGGCGAAGACGAAGAAACATTCGTCATGTTTGTTAACTCGTTAGCGTTTCGTGATCTGAAAAATAACATGGACGCCGACCATAAGGACGCGATGGCCCGCGGTAAAAGCAATCCACTCTTCACGGGCACAACTTCACTACTCTATGACGGTGTGGTTATTCGGGAAATCCCAGAAATTGGGGTTCTAGATAATGTTGGCGCTTCAAACGCCGATCTATCACCTGTCTATCTGTGCGGCGCTCAGGCACTTGCAACCGCATGGGCAAAGCGTACCAAGACGACGCTGAGGAAAGAGACGGACTATGAGTTTGTGCATGGCGTTGGCTTCATGGAGTTGCGAGGCGTTGAGAAACTTCAATACGCTGACAAAGACTGGGGCATGGTTACTGGATTCGTTGCTACGGCTTACGACGCTTAACTACGACGCTTAACATCGGAGGGCGGCTTTCGGGCCGCCTTTCTTTTGAGGGAAAGAGAATGAAAACTGTTATTTTTAGAGGGCCGCACAAAAACTTGGTTATCTGCGGGAAGAACTTCAAAAAAGACCTTCCCACCCCTGTTTTGGACGATGTTGCTGAGAAGTTGGAAGGGCATGGTTGGTTTGAATTGATAGACAAACCAAAACGCAAACGGCGCACCAAAGAGGAAATTGAAGCAGAAGCAGAGGCTAAAGCAGAAGTAAATGAAAACGCGGCTTGATGTAATCACCGAAGCGCTTCGAAAAATCGAAGTGACGGCGGTACATGAAGAACCTGACGCAGACCACTACAAGCGCTGTGTGACGGTGCTGGAATCTCTGTATGATGAGCATAAAGAGATAAATGGCGGCGGCGTTGATTGGGATCTCGATACTATCCCTGACGAACTTTTGGACCCATTTGCTTGCTGGCTTGCTGGCACTGTCTCAACTGGATTTAGCAAGCCTCAATACGTTGGGTTAGCGACCTGGGGTCATCGCCGTGTTAGGGCGCGTGATTTCAAAGCGGTCCCTGAGGATCCAATTGAAACAGGTGACTATTTCTGATGCTGACAATTCCAGCAAGGCAATCAGGCTCCAGGCCTTACGCTTTTGGCTACGACGGCGAAAGGTTAGTTAACTATTCACTTAGGCCTTCCAATGCTATGTCGGAAGCGGTCTTGATTGGAAGGTCAGGGTTAAAAGAAGTTGTAGAATTTGGCGCTCCGGTTCTAGCGCTCGACAGTGTCGGCGATACGATCTACGCCGTTGCGAACGAGCGGCTTTGGAAGGTTCGAAGGAATATTAGGTATGATCTCGGAGCGTTAAACAACGCGTCCTCGGCTTCCTTGGCCAGGAGCGACAACGAGGTCGCGGTTGTTATGGGTGGAGCATACTTTGTTTGGAACAAAAACAACGGTTCTATGCAAAGTGTGGACACTGGGGACGTGGAAATCCCGCGATCTGTTGCTTATCAAGATGGGTATTTCATCGTTGCTGGTGAGGGGCAGGGCCGCAAAGATATCATCACCGTTTCTGCGCTCGATGACGGGACGACATTTACTGGTCTGAATTTTAATACTGCCTCATATTCATCAGACAAAATCGTTTCGGTGATTTCCGATCATGGGGAATTATGGCTACACGGCACAGACACAACAGAAATTTTCTACAATGGCGGTGGGTCGGGCTTCCCGTTCGTGCGGGTAAACGGCGCGGCGATTGAAACGGGCTGTCAAAATGGCGCGACAGTAGCCAAGGCTGACAATTCCGTTTTTTGGGTAGGTCACAACAACGTTGCCTATAGGTCGTCTGGCTCCACTCCGGCGGTAATATCAACAAGAGAGATCGAAGAGCGAATAAAAACGGATGGTGCAAAGGGCGGTTTTGTCTATTTGGATCGTGGCCATTACTTCTATTGTATCGTCACAAATGGGCAGACGTTGGCTTTTGACCTGACAACCAATCTTTGGTCAGAGAGGACAACGGGGCTAAAAGACGGGGCCTGGGTCGCTACCTGCTCAGCATTAGCGGACGGAAAGCAATATTTAGGCACATCAACCGGCTATCTCTGTCTCGTGGACGAAGAGACCTATAGTGACATGGGGGACTATATCGCCGCTGAAATGGTAAGCGCGCCAGTTGTTAGAGGTGTAAACCCGTTTTCGATAGCCAGGATTGCAACGTTTTTTCGAACTGGCACAGAGCCAGAAGGCGCTAGCGTTATGCTTCAAACCACCAAAGACGGAAGGCACTGGGGCCTCGAAAAGTGGAAAACAGCAAAAGCAAGAGGCAATTACAACGGTGCGGTTGAGTGGCGGGCGCTTGGGCAATACACAAGATTCCAGTTCAAGATCCGCGTTACTGATCCTTTGCCAAGAGATGTGCTGGGAATGACGATTGAGCCAAGTTAGAGACTTTAGAACGCGGTCACCGATTGGCCGGATTGCCGAGAACGGCGAGGTTCTCCCCGCTCAAGAATTTAGCGCATGGTCAAGAGACTTCATTAAGGCGATCAATGAGTTGCGACAAGATCACGAAGCTTTGAAGGTCTCCCACGAAACGCTTGAAACGGCGTTGGAGGCTCTGACCGCAAGAGTCACAGGCCTTGAAGTTAGGGCTGACACATTGGAAGCGACTGACGCCACACACGATAGCCAAATCGCCTCTTTAGACGCGAGAGTAACAGCCCTTGAACCTTAAGGAAGCCACGAAAGACGATGTTGAGCAATTAGTAAAGCTCAGTTTCATTTTTGCTTACAAGGCCGGGTCGCCAACTCCGAACAAGGAGGATTTGGTAGGTTTTTATCACTGGTTGGTTAGTGATAGCGAAGGCGCGGCCTTTCTGTCTGAAAAGGGCTTCATTGCCGGGTTTATCGCCCCTCTATGGTGCAATCGAAGCTACCGCCAAGCGCATGAACTGGCTTGGTATTCAGAAGACAGGCAAGGGCTCAAGCTTCTGGGTGCCTTTGAAGACTGGTGCCTTGCCAAAAACGTAAATGAAATAAGAATGTCGACACTGGACCCGTTTTCCGGGGACCGAGTAGAGAAGGTTTTAGCCCGTCGCGGCTTTGAGAAAAAAGAAAACTCTTTTGTGAGGAAAACATAAATGGCTCTTGGAACAGCTTTAGCTATCGGTAGCACCGTTGCTGGCTTAATCGGCTCTAACAAAGCCGCTAAAGCTCAAGAAAAAGCGAGCAATCGGAGCAATGCTCTGCAATCCCGCATGTACAACGATAGTCTTGAATTCGGGGCTCCATATCGAGAAGCCGGAGCTAATGCGCTAGCGGCCTACCAGAGCGAGCTGGGCCTTGGTGAAGCACCTGAGACTTACGCAGGGTTCCAGCAGGCACCGGGTTACCAGTTCCAACTTGGGGAAGGAATGAGAGCCATTGAGCAGGGAGCTTCCGCCAGGGGGCTAAGGCTTTCCTCGGACACGCTAAAATCAGGCGCTCGCTTTGCTACGGGTTTGGCAGATCAGCAATACGGACAGCACCTCAACAGGTTGGCCTCTTTGTCGGGAGCGGGGCAGACCGCGACGGGTCAACAAGCAGCGCTTGGTCAGAACTATGCTAACGCAGTCGGCCAGAATAACCGGCTTGCAGGTGATGCTAGAGCCTCGGGTTATATTAATCAGGCAAACGCATTGACCGGTGGTTTCAACAACCTAGCGGGCATTGCCGGGTTGAACGGGTACGGGAGTTATTGATGGTCGCGCAATTACAACAAGCTGACATTGTTGGCAACATGCAGCGAGGTGCTCAGGCCGGTGATTTTATGCGAGAAGCTGGGCGAAGGAATAAACTTTATGATCTATACGCGTCTAGCGGTGGCCAGATCATGGCGGGCAACCAGCCCGCGATAAACAAGCTTGCGCAAATTGATCCCGGCCTGGCATCCCAGTATCAAGACAGAGCCCAAGAGGGTCAAGCTAAACGCATGGGAACGATTGCGGCGGCGGCTTACGGTGTAAAAACGCCTGAAGAATTCGAGATGGCAAAGGGCTCTTTGGTGCAAATGGGAGTATTAAGCCAGGATGATGCTGCGCAATACACATTCGAGCAGCTGCCCGCTATTATCGCGGCGTCTCGGGGTGTTGAGGGACAAATCTTAGACGAGCGCGACTTGCGAGACTTCCAAACAGGTGTTGACCAATGGAACGCTACTTTCGATCAGCGTGGCCAACAGCTAGTGCAACAGCAAGCTAACTCAGATAGAACTTTCGGGCTGCAACAACAGCAATTCGCCGCCGGCAGAAATGATGCGGATAGGAATTACCAACTTCAGCAGCAGCGGTTGCAAGCGCAACAGGCCGCCGCCGCTCAAAAGGCTGCCGAAAAAGAAAGGTCGGCATCCCTCCAGGATGTAAAGGGCGAAAGCGATCTCCGAAAAGAGTGGAACGCGATTCCGCAGGTTAGGGCGTTCTCGAAGCAGTCTCAGGCCTATGGAAGGATCGTTAACTCCGCAAGAGACCCGAGCCCAGCTGGCGATTTGTCTCTGATCTTCAATTACATGAAGATACTAGACCCGGGGTCAGTAGTTAGGGAGAGTGAATTCGCCACAGCAGCAAAGGCGTCTGCGTGGTTGCAGGAATCCGAAGAGACGGGGGTTACAATCCCCCGACCTATTGCTTACGCAATACGACAGATGTCGACGGGTCAGAGATTATCGCCAGAACAGAGAGACGATTTTGTCGGCAGCGCTAAGGCGCTTTACGATGGCGCAAGACAAGACGTCGACAATCTTCGGTCCCAGTATGAGGGCATCGCTAACACTTACGGTTTTGAGCCGTCTAGGACAATTACAGATTTTTCAACAACCATAGAGCCTGACGCCGCAGCGGCGACCGTCGGCGGGTCGGATTTTGATATGTCGGGGTATACTGACGAACAATTGCAGGCAATAATCAATGGACAATAATCAATTACAGGAAGCCGCGAGGGCGGAACTTCAGCGGCGTCAAATGGCGGCAGCTGCTCAGGCCGAGCTTGACCGTCGGAGCCAAGCAGCGGCCACGGCACAGCCGCAACAAACCCCAAATAGACTTGGTGGCGGCCCTTTGGAGACGGCAGACGCTTACGTTCGCGGTTTCGCTGACCTTGCGACTCTCGGTTACGCAGACGAAATAGCGGCAGGCTTTAATAGCGGGTTCGGGTACTTAGGCGACTACGATAAAGCGCTCACTAAAGAACGCGGAATAGATGCTTTTGACGAGCAGCACAACAAGACCGCTCGAATAGCCGGACAAATCACCGGCGGCGTGGCGGGCGGGGTGGGTCTGGCAAAATCTGGGATAACATTGGCAGGAAAAGCAGTTACGCCTTTAGGGTCTGTCGTGGGGGCAGGGGTAGAGGGAGCCGCATATGGTGGCCTTTATGGCTCTGGTTCTGGTGAAGACGTGGAAGGACGCTTAAAGGGGGCTATCAAGGGAGCAGCTTTTGGGGCCGCTGGGGGGGCGGCAGTTCAAAAGATAGGTAACGCTGTTGCCAAGGCGGCTGCTTCGCGAGGCGCAAAAGCAGTAGCCCCGGCTGTCGAAGAGCTCGCAAAGCAAACCGATGATCTTTATCGCGCTTCTCGGGAGGCTGGGGTTGTCATAAGCGAAGAAGCGGCGACGAAACTTGCCAACAAAATGCGTGTGTCCGCTGGGCGAGTCAATTCAACACTTCGGCCCAACACAGCAGGCATTGTTGATGACCTGCAAGACGTAGCAGGACGAGAATTAAGCCTGGAGGCATTGGACGAGCTTAGGCAGGTAGTCGGGAAGTCCATCAAAAGAGCGCAACCACAAGATGTTCAAAAATTGAAAATAATGAAAGATGTGATTGACGAGTTTTCGGATAACCTAAACCCGTCACAAATCACAGGCAACGCTGCTGGCGTGAAGATACTCAAGCAAGCAAGGCAACTAAACACCAGGAAAGCAAAAACCAAGATCATTGAACGAATACTAGATAAGGCAGAAGTCGACGCGACCGGACAATTCACCCAATCAGGCATGGCTAATACGATAAGGAGAGAAATGAAAACTCTCTACAACAAGATACAAGACAAGAAGGTCAGGGGGTTCAGTAAGGAGGAGGTAGCACTAGTCAAGCAAATGGCGAGCGCAAAAACAAGCGGAGCCGCCACGCGGCTATTAGCTAAATTCGCTCCTCGCGGAGTTGTGTCGTTTGGCGTCGGTCAGGGGGTCGGATCAATGATTCCAGGGGGAAACATTATCATTCCGGGGGTCGGCCATTTTGCGGCTAAATCGGCAGACAAATCGATGGTTGGCGCGTCCCGGTCTTTGCGGGATGCCGTGGCGAGTGGGGTTAGCCCTATTCCCCCCCAGGCAGTATCAAGATCAACGCAACGACTAGCAGGCTCGTCAGGAGAAATATTGGCAGCGACACCTGATATGATAACCAGTCCAACGCAGACACCAGCGCCCATGAACCGGCTATTGCGGGCACCCAGATAACACACCAGATTAACATAGTTTTTATATGATAACGCCAAATTTTCCACTTCTTGGGCTCCCCTCTGCCATATTGGTCCGGTGGGAGGTCGATAGTCTCATGTGGATCATGGGGCTTGTGTGGTCGTAACAAATTCATCTCGTTTCAGCTGGTCATAAGCTGGTCAATCTAAAGGAAAAAATACAAAATGGCAAGACTCCTACAAGGGGGCGCTGTTCGAGCGCTCGGTCCTAACGGCGAAGCCGTGCCGGGAGCAAAACTATATCTGTTTGAGGCAGATTCATCAACGCCCGTGCAGACCTACAGCGACGTTTTGTTTGAAACGTTTAATCCTACACCGATTGTCGCTGACAGTACAGGCACATTCCCGGAAATCTATGTGCCTGCTGGCTCTTACAAAGTGGACATTCATAGCGATATAAATGAGTCAATCCAGGGCTATCCGTCAGATTACGTCCATGTCGAAGGCGCGGTTGCTGGGGCTGGTTCAAGCGATAGTGGGGGGCTTCAGCTAATCCCCACTGTGGTTTGTTCTGGTGATGTTTTACGCATTATCTTGATCGCCTCCGGCCAGTCGAACGCAGTCGGTAAGGGCGTCGGGGGTAACGACACGATATCTAACTTAGTTAAGGTATGGGACACAACAGTAGAGGGTTTTGTTCAAGCAGAAAACGGCGTTGAACCGTTCGAGGTAGGAAAAAACAGCTCTACCCTGCAAATGGCGAACGAATTGGCCCTGCTGTACGGTTTAGAAGTAATGATCGTTCTAAACGTTCAGGGCGGTTTGCCGATTAGGTTTTGGACAAACCCGGCTAATGGGCTGGCTATCCCGACGGAGCCCGTCGGCGGTGTGGATATGTGGTCTCCTTTACTTGAGGACGTGCAAGACGCACTCAACGCTTTAGGGGCCTCGGATGTTTCAGCCATGCTTTGGACGCAGGGCGAAAGCGATAACTCCAACCCGCTCGATGATTACTACGATCAATCACTAGAATTTAAAAACAGCCTTGCCGCGCAAACTTGGTGGACCGATAAAACAAGATTCTTAGATGTTCTTCTTTATAAAAGGTGGGGAGCGCAAAGTTTCACAAAGCAATGGCTTTCCCGAGGCCAGTCCGCAACGCACATGGTTATCCCAACAGAAGGCCTTGGGATTAATGACGAAACCAATGATCTCCACTTTGACGGGCCTGCATTGGATGAGATCGGCAAGAGAGCGGCTTATGCTTTTGCATGCCCGCAAATCCAACGCCTAAACGCATTTTGCCTGGACGACAACGCCACAATCGAAGTTAAAGCGCCAGGGACTTCAGGCGCGATATTTGATGACTTAAACGATGTTTTTGAGTTTCTCCAACCTCACGCAATCGACAATAAAAAGCGCCTTACAATCTCGGTGTTTGGTGAGCATGAGATAACACCGCAGTTGGTGGAAACCCCGTTGATGGCCTTTGAGCATCCGTTTGGCTCTAACATCATTTTGACCGGTCAAAATGTAACAGACATGCCGGAGCTTTCCGATTTTGTGGACGTCAAGGCGACAGATATTGCGATGATGGAAGGCAAATTCCCAACCCACCTGATTTGCGAAAGCCAAGGGTTGGCAATCTTGGGAAATCTAGGTCTGTTTAAGAATTTTCTTATTAAAGGCAACCCAGGAATTGACGGTCTTGTTGTAGGTGACAGAAGTGGGGCTAGAAATGGCGGCAATGTCAAAATAGAAAACATCGGGATCGTTGATTTCCCCGGCGCAGGTATCGAAATTAGGCCCGGCGGGTTTATAGAAGCAGCTGGCGCTTTAGGAGACCCGAGCCTTGTTATTGCTTATTGCAAGAACGGAATAGACAATTACTCGGGACGGGCTGTTGTTCCAGGCACTGTTATCACTCTTTGCGAGAGAAATGGTGTTTACACGGCAGGCGGTGAAGTCAATGTGGCATCTGGGGATATCACAGGCAACAACACCGACGCCCATGGCGATAGCTTTGATCTTTACGTAGCCAACGGCCAAGCCGGGTCTGTTATCTCAGCAAATGACCAGCTAGCAACGACAACGCTAAATCGCCCAGCGTACGGCAATGCGGGCTCCTGGGGTCACGTAATCTACGGTGACGTGCGCGCATAAAAAAAGAGCGCAGCCTAAGCCGCGCCCTAAACAACCCTGGACCAGTTCATCTCGGCCCCGTAATGCAAGGCCAAAATGACACAATCCAACCAGGCTGACAACTGCCAGAAATGATAGGGCGATGATAGAAAATCTTCTTGGATTTAAATTTCCCGAATTCATAGCGGGCTTTGTTGGCGGAGTAGTTTCATTGGCCTTTTTACCTGAACTGACATGGCGGAAATCTCTGCTTTCAGTGATAGCAGGGGCCTTTTGTGCCGCTTACTTCACGCCGCTAATAAGCGACCTTTGGGATCTCAAAGAGCATTCACAAGGTGCTGCAGCTTTTTTAACAGGGCTGTTTGCAATGTACCTCTTGTCGGGGCTTTTCAAAATAGCGGACCGCTTTTCAAAAGACCCGATCAAAACGGTAAACTCTTTGCGGGGCGGTAAGACAGATGATGATTGAGCTAATTGCTGTCTATGGGATCTTAATAGCTGATCCTATTGGGGCGATCTCAATCATTGCCATTCTACAGTCGCACGAGGGCCTGGTTAAGGCTCCTAAGTGGCACAGGTTGGGTCTTAGCGTCATAGCCGCGGGCTTAATCGGCCAATTCGGGCGAAACATCTACTATCTTCAAACCGGCATATCACCCTCGGACCTACAGCTGCCGTTCTGGGTTTTGAAAGATTACGGCATAGTCATTCTAGCCGTGAGTTTCTGGGTGGTTGCCAGAAAAGGAGGCCGCCCTTGAGGCGGTTTTTTTTATGTCAAAAAAACTAGCAATCATCGTTGGCCACAACAGCCAAAAACAAGGCGCGGTTAGGGCTGACAATGGGCAGTCTGAATTTGAATTTAATACTGGCCTTGCAAAGTGTATTCACGCCTACGCTGACGCTTCTGTAGAGTCTCAAATCTTCTTTAGGAAGCCTGGCGTCGGGTATCCCCAAGAAGTCATCGACGTTTACAAGGAGGTTGATCAATGGGGCGCTGATGCCGCGATAGAGCTGCATTTCAACGCGGCGGGCAAGACAGCAACAGGCACAGAGGTTTTATCATCTGGCACGCCTGGCTCTATGGCTCTGGCTGGCTACGTTCAGGATAAAATGGTCGACGCTCTGGGCCTCCCTGACCGTGGGGTGAAGGTCCGTGCGGATGGCGGCAGGGGCTCCCGAAGCCTTATGGCCGGCAAGGCACCAACGATCCTAATTGAACCGTTCTTTGGTAGCAATCCCAAGAATTGCGCAAAGGTGGACGAGCCGCAGGAGGTGGAAGATCTCGCCTATGCGATTGTTCAAGGGGCCTTGCAATACTTCGAGATTCAGCCGCGCCGAAATCTGAGCGAAAGCCGAACGATCAAAGCTGTGAAAAAGCAGAAAGCCACTTCGTGGGTAGGATCTACAGTCGGGGTCGTGTCAGGTATCGGAGCCACGGCTAAACCGTTCCTAGAAGGCGCTCAAGAGATCGCCGCCGACCCAAATGCTGTAACGGAAATAGCTAAAACCGCGTGGGGCTGGTCACAATACATTGAAGTCGGGATTGGCGTTTTGTTGTTCGGTGCCGCTGTGTTGTTCATTTTACAGCGTGTACAAGCAAACAAGGTTGAGCGTGCCCGCAAGGAAGACCACGAAAAAGGGCAGGCGTAATGCGTATTTTATTAGCAATATCCGCCGCGGTGATCCTAGCGATGTTGGTTGTTAATTTTGGAGTTCCGCAATGATCGGCATACCCGCAATAATCGGCTTCTTTACTAACAATCGTATCGTTCAGGCGGTCGGTGCTCTTGCTCTGTTGCTACTTGGCCTCAAGGCATATGGCGCAAAGAAAAAGAGTGAAGGCAAAGCAGAAGCTAACGCAAAGAACCAAGCGAAACTAGCCGCCGAAAACGAACGAGTTAGAAAGACAGAAAATGAAATCCGTAAAGCTCAAGTCGACGCTGCTAATAAGCGGCCTCTTTGTAACAAGCGTGCTGCTAACAGGTTGCGAGACAACGGGCTCTAGGCTGGTGTACGTCTCTGCTTTGCCAGAGCTTAAGCAATACGATGAACCCTTCATTGCAGAGCTAGCAGACTGGCTAGAGGGTCAACCTGAAGGATCTGCCCCCGCAGAGTTCACCAAGGACCATATTGTGCTCAGAGAGCAAATACGGGCTAGCAAGAGGGTGCTGGCTTCTAAGGGTGGGGGCGGGAACTAGACCTAGTGAAAATCATGAAAGTGGTAAATCTCGGCGCTAAATGCGGGAGGCTTTTCCTTCCCCTTTCTTCTTGGAGTGCGGAATTCTTCGCATACCAGTCCGCCTTTATTTGCGGCCCTTGCGATTAAGGTTCGTGCGTCCTTAAAGGAAGCGCCCTCAAGCTCATGCGTCCATTGTACGAACTTGCCTTTCCAGAACCTAGTCACAATTGGGAGACCGTTTAGGAACAAAACCATATCAATCGAGTTTTCATTCTGATTGGAATAATGAAGTTGTCGAACTACCGTGAATTGGTTTGATTGATATAGTGTTAAGTGGTCTGGATTGAGGTCACTCTTGGGTTCGAAATAACACAGATTAATATATACACCACGATCAACTACTTGGTGTCTTAATACGTCAATAATCCCCCGTTTGGATATCTCTGATGAGATTCTTGAAAGAATCTTGTTCTCAGTATCTACATCGTAAATATCTTGGAGACGTCCCCATTCTTCGGGTTGTGTTCTTTTGATGAAATCGATGACGTGATCTCGGATCAAACAAAGATTACGGTCATATTCACTAAAGTGGGTGGTCGAATATCCAACTGACTTCAGGTGGTCTTCAATATGTTCTTCAAACCGTTTTTCGGTAGGACTCAGACCACTCATATCATGTCCTCCGTTATCCTGACCTTACCGGTAACAACTGAAGAAATCAGAGACTGTCGATATTCTTTTAAAATTTCTATTTTATTCATCAAACGTTGGATGAGTTTTTCAACACGATCATCAATAGAGTCAATCTTTAATAAGAGATTCTCTTGTTCCTCGATCGGTGGAAGTACCATTGGGAAGTTTTGGAGAAATGGTAATCTTACAGAGTCTACGGTCGATTTAGCATTCCAACGAAGAATTTCATACTGAAAGTTTTCTTTCAAAAACCAATAGAAGTACTTTCCCATTATGTCTTTGAAATTTGAAAATTTATATACTCGTTGATGGTAGTCAAATTTTCCAACATAATAATGGAAAATCTTACCAACACCTGCTCCATCACCTGATGTTAAAACTGCTTCTCCGTCAAAGGAAAAAGAATTTATTCTTTCAATATTAGGTGACCTCACAAAAAAAGGATAAGAACCGTTTTCAACGTTATCTTGCGTATCCTTTCCTCCAGTCTTGATATCACACAGGAACCTCAGTCTTACAATTGTCCAATGTTTCGGTATCTCACCAATCCACTCAACACCACTGTCCTTCATCTCAACATTTAGGTCGAGACCTTTGGTGACATAATGATTGATTAATGAGGTTCGTTGTTCTTTGAGGAGTTCAATTTTCTTCTGAATCTTCTCGACCAATGAATCAATCTGACTGGTCTTTTTATCGAGGTAACGAGAGATCAGTTTTTGTTCTTCGATTGAAGGAATAGGAAAGAAAAATCTTTCAAATACATTTTGATATAAATGAAGAATAGTGGAACCCGATGAGTTATATCTGACAAATTCGTCGAATAAAGGTGATGAGACTATCCAAAAGAAATATCTCTGAGTGTATAGGTCATTCGATAATGGTCTAGTAACAAAAATACCACTATTCAAAGTTGCTCTATCTGGTATGTCATCTAAATATGCTATTTTTCCGATAGTCCCATCTTTTGTTATCAAAACATCTTGCTTCTCCAATTGAATAAATGGGTCTTCATCATATCTTTCATCGTCCACATGGTGAGATTTTGACCAGTTAATTTTCCCTGAATCAAAATCTGTTCCTGTTACCAGATAAGGTCCATTATCCGTAAAATCTTCTGCTCGAAGGTTTTTCCAACCAATTCGACCTTTGACATAGGTTGTCCTTCCAACACGATTACAATCCCAACAAGAAGGAATGTCTCCAATCCAATGGTGACCTGTCGATTTATAATTGTCGTAATTATTCACCGGTAATCTCCAACGACAACGTTTGAATCTCATCATCAAGAGTTTTGAGATCACTAGAGATCGCATCTAGACCTCTTAAAGGTGTGAATTTGTAAAAGTATTTTGTGAAATTTATTTCATAACCAACCTTGTCTTTTGAACGATCCATCCAAGAGTCGGATAGGTGGGGTCTTACTTCACGGTCATAATAATCATCAATATTTTCCGAAAGAGGAACACGTTCTGTATCCCGTTTTGACGTGTCTGGTTTTGGATTACCTTTTTTGTCGGTTTTAATATCACCATTTTCGATGAGTGGTTGTTCAACGAACACCTTAGTATAACCGAAGAAATTGTTTGGATAAATTTTAGAGAATTCTCCGTCTTCAAAGTTTAGATATAACTTAAACAGTTCATCTGACTGTTCGGGTGAAATCCATTTTCTTTTAGACCCCAGTGATTTCTTCATGACTTGAAAAAAAGAGGATCCATCTATTAATTGAACTTTTCCTCGTCTGACAGGTGACTTTTTGTTGGTAACTATCCAAACATAAGTGGTGATACCGGTATTGAAAAACATCTGATCAGGAAGTGAAATAATACATTCCAACCAGTCGTTTTCGATGATCCATTTACGGATCTCAGACTCACCACTACCAGCATCACCTGTAAATAAAGGTGAACCATTAAATACGATACCGATACGAGAACCCTCAGGGTTCATCTTGTGAATTAGGTGTTGAAGGAACAACAAAGAACCGTCTGATGTCCGTGGTGTTCCAACGAAGAAACGACCATTGGGGTCTTTTGCTTCTTCTTTCACAAAATCTGCTTCGGACTTCCAACTAACCCCAAATGGTGGATTGGTGATCATGTAATCAAATTTTCGACCTTGATGACGATCATCTGATATGGACGATGTTGGACCCTGAATGTTTTCAGGATTCTCATCCATCATGAGAAGATCAGACTTACAGATTGAATAGGTTACATCGTTTAGTTCTTGACCATATAAATCGATCTTAAGGTTTGGGTTAATGTTCTCAAGGACCCACTCCTTACCGATGGTTAACATCCCTCCTGTTCCACAACACGGATCAAAGACTGATCTTATTTTTCCCTCACCTTGAAGGTCTTCTTTATCCCCACCAAAAACAAAGGATACAAGAAGTTTAACGACATCACGGGGAGTGAAGTGGTCACCACTTTCTTCATTAGACATCTCAGAGAATTTACGAAGAAGTTCTTCATAGACCGACCCCATTTGGTGGTTGTCTATCTTGTCGGGATGTAAATCAAACTCTGTAAATTTATCGATCAGTAGATACAGACGTTTATTTTTGTGAAGTTTCTCGACTAATGGGTTGATTGAAAAGTTTTCAATGATGTCGAGAACATTCTTTGAATAACCTTGAACGTAGTTATTGAAGTTCATCAACACGTTTGTCGGATCACTCTTGATACGTGAAAGATCAAATTTAGAGGTATTGAAGAATGGTAGTCTAACCTGTCTTAGAATGACCGGAGAGGGGTCTGAGAGTTGATCTTTGAACTTGTTATAGAGTTCATATACCTCGTCTTTTTTAGGTTCTAGAACACAATCTAGACGTCTCATGACGACGAAAGGAAGGATGACCCGACCATACTCAGATGGTTTGAAGAGACCACGAAGGACATCATCTGCTGATGACCAAATTAATGACGACAGGTTGGTTGTGTTATTCATAAAAAATCCTTTATCGTGATGGGAGGATCACTTTTTCATATATCGACCTTGATAGATGTTTATACAAGTGAGGTGTAACCATCCGTCCACATCGTTCTGCTTTCTGGTTAAAGGTTCCGGTCAAACGGAAGTCATCCGGTAATCCCATCAATCTTTTGAGTTCATCAGTCGTAAAGACTCTATCTTCATCGGGATGGTGGATTCCACCGCCACCACCTTGTTGTCCCATCTGGGTCAGAGTGGGCGATGGGTGATCCCAACTTGCTCGAACTAGGTTAAAATCCGATGTCCAGTCCGGATCGATATTACCAACTCCAATCGGGCGGGATGGATTTTTAGGAATAGACTTCAATATCTCATAGGCAGAGGACTTCACCGACGACATCAGTAGATAATTTCTTTGCGTCGGATCTATCTCCAAACCCTGAAGTCCATCTCTAAGTGTTGGTTCATAGATTGATCCCTGAGGATAAATCTCTAGGAGATCCCTTTCTGATTTTATGCCTACCTTGCGACAAATATCTGGTCTAACCGCTATTGCGATTAGTCTATTTCTTCGTTGTGGAACGCCAAAATTGGAGGAACACAACACTTTGAAATTTACCTTGTACCCCCATCGACGAAGACGGTTGAGTGCGTGGTGGAATACATCTGACGATTTGATTGAGGGGACATTCTCAATCACACAGACCTTCGGTTTGGTACAGTTTGCTATATACACAAAATCGTGGATCAGCATCCCGATACGGTCTTGTGTGGTATCTGAGTATTTTACATTCTTCTCTTCTATTTTTTTCTTTCCCTTTCCAGAAGTTGAAAAGGTCGAGCACGGAGGAGAACCATCTAAGATGTCGTAATTACCTTCCTCAATTCCATAAGATTTAAACCAGTCTAATACATACTGTCGTCCACCACGACGAGTGATTTTCCTAATGTCGATCATTTCTACCGGAGTGGTAGGGTAATTTGCTTTATAGGTTTGGACTGCTTCTGGAATAAATTCATTAACCAGAAGGATTTTTCCACCCCCCATCCTATAGCTTCCTTCGATGTTGGAAAGTCTGGCACATTGTCTTTCGGGAAATCCTGCATGTCCCCATTTGGCCAATCGCGGGGCGTGCGAAGCGGATATTCGGGAAAATCGACACGTGTCTTTATCGTGCTGCAAGCGATGCACAATTTACTATAAATTAGATCGTTCTCTTCCTGATTGGTGATAGACTCGCCGCACTTTGAGCAAACTAGGTGCATGATGCCTCCTTAGCCTCTAGCCCCGCCATTATAAGGCGTTGGCCTAGGTCGATGGCTTCTTCTGGCGTGTAGCTCATGTGCGCAATGTGGTCAGAGCTATCTTTGACCACCAAAGAGATAGGCACAGCAGGGTTATTGCGAGCGCCCCAATAGTAAGTGGTCCAACTCTGGAAGTCGTTTGACTGTTCCTCGTGCTTTGATCTCGCTGTCTCATCACTCCACCACTGCCGTAGTTCAAATGAGTAGCTAGTCACGACTTGTCTCCAGATGATGGATCATCTCGTAAACTAGCGCGGCTTCTTTGCCGTGAAGCTTTTCTGCTAGTTTCCTAGCCTCTGCAATAACTGTTTCAAGTTCTCTCATGGTCTAAAGGCCTCTCTCTTTTTGCAGGGAACGGAGCCTTTGTTCTCGGCTTTTCTTGCACTTTGTGGGGCCAACGATAGTTCTGGTCTTTCCCCAAACATCGCCGGTTAGGTGCCAATTGCAAGCCATCTTGCTGGCTAATCTCTTATGCCTCTTTCCTTTTTTGGCCTTGGCCGCGAAGCTGCAAATCTCATCCCAGACGAACTGAGGAATGAATTCGCCACAATCCAGCATTTTGTATTGAATTACTGTCATATTATCTCTCCTTAAATCCGGTCCAATTCATAGGTTTCTTCGAAAATGTCAGGCTTGCAGGGGTACAGTTCACCCTTTACACCTCTGATAATGTAGTCGCCCCAAGACACTTCATGCACGCCCTCAAGCGTGTTGATCATCAATGCGCCTTCATCGTCGTTTAGCGAGGGGTTTATAAGACGCAAAGCGCCGGGTTCGTCGTCGTTTTTATTCCAAGCCTCCTCAAGCCATACGGGCCAATCTCTATTGTCCTTGCGGCGCTCTTTCGTCATTTGGAAAGCTTCAATAACGACGGGCTTTTTGCGGAATTTGTGGTTCATATTGTCTTCTCCTTGGTCAAAAGTGTTGGGACATAGCCGCGAACAAACGCGGTTAGTCAGTGAATTTTCCGGTCCAAAATCCGGTCCAAAAACACCCAAAGAATCGGGGTTCCTGGACTTGTCCGGGCCAGGATAATCTTTTGATTTCAACAGGTGCTTACGACTGTTAATCACTGGGTCGCAGGTTCGAGTCCTGCTCGCGGAGCCAATTTTACCCTTGTTTATCAAGGG